GATTGCCCGATCCATGCGGATAGTGACGCGTGGAGTAACCCTGACACCGGAGCGTTAGGATAGGAGGTGAGTTGAATGTACACAGGAAGCGAAGCGGTTGCAATTATGGAAAAGTCGATGATGCTCCTCAAAAACCTGCCGGATGGTGTGTGGTTTGACTTTGACCGGGGGGGGCTTGAATTCATTGCAGATACGCAGGAACAGGCCAAAACAGTCCGTGGTTATTTTCCTGGGGTTGTCTGGAAGAAGCACTGGGCTGAAAGCACCGGATGGTGGTCTTACACGGGGGAAATTGATGGGGTCAGGATTCGGATTTTCGGGGTGACTGAAGCACCAAAGACCTGCACTCCGATCATCGAAAAGCAGAAAAAGGTCAAGCAGGTCCCGACGGGGTTCCGTGAAGAAGAAATCGAGGAAGAGGTCATCGTCGGATGGAATTGTTCTGATGGGGACGCAGTGTACGAAAGGAGGTGAGAAGAGATGTTTAACCACGAGTACACCGCTTTTTTCGATATCCGTGGAGGCCAGCCAACGATATCGACTTACAAAGACACCCTCGAAATAACCGACGAGCAGAACAAGCACAGTCTCGGGTTGAGTTTTTTAGGGGGCTGGAATGGCGTGCATGGAGCGGATTTCAAGATCCGGTTCTATGAGCAGTTGGCCATGACCTGTATGCAGTTGGTCAAGGAATTGAAGCAGACAAAAAAGGACGCCGAAACAAGGAACGAATCGCACAAGACTACCATATCTTCAGTCGAATCGTCTTGATTCGGCGTCCGCCTCGTCGGGGCTTCGGCCCCGGCGGGGTCCTTACCTCAGGAGAGAATCACAATGAGAAACTTCGATACTTTCCAGCGCAACCGTGAGATGATCGATCGATTGAAGCAACGTGATTTCCGGGATATCGACGCAGAATACGCGCCGACCCGGAACCTGATGAAAGAAGAACTCGACCGGCTCGAGGATCGTCGAACGAAATCGGAGCGGGTGATTGACCGTTATATCTTCCCTGCGATGATGATCCTCTGTCTCGTCTATGCGCTGTATCATTTCTATCGGTATTATTTCGGTGGGTAAACCTTTATCGGCCATGTCCATGACGGGTGTGGCGAAAGGAGGCAGCACCATGTTAGAACAACTCGGCACCGGAACCGGATACCTGAAGGCAGGGTTTCTCGGGTTCCCCAAATCCGGTAAGACCTACACAGCTGCACTACTTGCCTGTGGTCTGAAAGAACACATGGACCTTAAAGGCCCTATCGCCATGTTCGACACTGAGGGCGGGTCGGTATATGTCGCACCCATCATTGCGCGTCATGGCGGTGGTGAACTGCTGGGTATCCGCTCACGTGCGTTTGATGATCTGTTAAGCGCAGCAAAAGAGGCGGAAGAAGCGGGTGTATCGATATTCATGGTGGATTCGATCACGCACCCGTGGCGCGAACTCTGTGAGGCACATCTCAAGGGCACGAACGATGTATTGAGGGCGAAGGGCCGTGCACCACGGACACGGCTCGAATTTCAGGATTGGGCCGCTATCAAAAACAGGTGGGCACCCTGGACGGAATGGTACTTGAACTCGCCCGTACACGTCATCATCTGTGGCCGTGCGGGTTATGAATGGGACTTCCAGGAACGCGATGACGGGTCCGGTCGTGACCTGGTAAAGACCGGGGTCAAGATGAAGACCGAGGGCGAGTTTGGGTTTGAGCCGTCACTGCTCGTGGAGATGGAGCGTGTGCAGAAGTTGGGTGATAAGACCGAGATCGTTCATCGTGCTACCGTGATCGGAGATCGGTTCGCGGCAATCGACGGCGCACAATGCGATAACCCGACATTCGAGTTCTTCCTGCCGCATATCGAATGTCTGATACCGGGCACCAGCGCGCCGGTGGATACAGCGGTCAAGACCGATGCCGGGATCACGGATGAAGGCGATTCCGAATGGCATCACGAACGCAAGCAACGGGTGATATTATGTGAGGAAATACAGGGTGAGTTGATGCGTAAATGGCCGGGCCAGAAAGCAGACGAGAAAAAATCGAAGGTCGAGGCGATAGAAGCCGCGTTCGGGACACGATCATGGACGGCTGTCGAGTCGATGAGTTCCGAACGGTTACGTGACGGGCTCGTGGTAATCAAGGACATTATAGCGAACGGAGGCAACAACGATGATTGATGTCGGACAATATCAGGCGGTGATCCAGTCGAATACACTGGCGCAGATAGCGGGCAAGGAAGCGGTCCGGTTGACCTGTACGGTCGGAAACGACGAGATCGATGTCCTGATCTGGCTCACGGAAGCAGCCGCCGGGATCGCGCGTGCGTGCCTCAAAACCTGCGGGTTCAAGGTGGATGAACAGCCGCTATCGGATTTGATCGACAGGCCCGATCTGTTGAAAGGTAAGGAGATCCCCATCCTGGTCGAGGAATGGAACGGGCGGCTCCGGGCGCAGATTGTGCTTAATGCCACGCCGACAAAAAAGCGAGTGTTGGAGATCGAGAAGACATTGCGTGACGTGAAGAAAAGCGATGCGTCATCGCCAAAAGATGAACCATTGCCCTTTTGATGTCCGTTAGTGTTGACTCAACACTCCCGCGCTCATGGATCAGGCACCTGGCAGTCTCTGTGAAGCGGGCGCGGGGGACAACCAATGGGGCCGTCGCGTACTGGGAACGCCCGGTGCGCCGGGGCGGAGATAGGGCGAGGCAGCGCGGACCTGCCTGGCGGCCCCACAAGGCGAACAGATGACAGGGCGGCGTTGATGGCTTGCTCAGTACCTTTCGAGGGAACCGAAGCCGCCGGAACGAACTTAGGGCTTAATCACTGGCACGCCGCCCGACAACATCGACAAGGAGGAGTGATGAGTGAGTTGCTATGGAGATGCACTGAATGCGGTTGGGTTTGTGAAACAAAAGAGTTGTTGACCGCGCCAAATCCATTTGATGACAACATGACAATATCGGGTTGTCCCGGATGTAAAGAGATTGGACGGTTTGAAAATATGTGTAATGTGCCGGGATGCGATAAACCTGCAACCTGCGGGACACCCACAAAAGATGGGTATAAAAGATTATGTGGGAATCATTACAGCAAACTCAAGCCAAGGGATATTGAACCGGAAGAGGCCGATTATGATGAAACCAACAAGGAGGAGTGATGAAGTTACAATTGACGATAGAGTTGGATTACGACGCAGAAACAATGCACGGAGATGAAAAAGATGCGGTGGATTGGTTCTATAATGGCATCTTGCGGGGCGACAACCTGCTGTTACACGACAATGGTGATATTGGAGATACGATTGGCACTGTGAAGGTGATTGAGATTAACAGTGGCAGAGGCGGAGGAGTGTGATTCGTGATCTACCGTATCGCCCGCATATTCCGTGATATCCGCGCATTGACGACAGGGCGGATATTCAACCGGCTCGTCAATAAACTGATCGGGCGCGTGATCGTGTCGAAACTGTGGAGGAGATGAGATGCCAGATTATGGCGAGTTTTTGAAGTCAAAAAAGATGACGGTAGTTGGTCGAGGCATTGACATAGACTGCAGAGATGTTGACAATCGACTATTTGATTTTCAAAGAGATATTGTCATCTGGGCAGCAAAAATGGGGCGGTCGGCCATCTTCGCTGATACTGGATTAGGAAAAACCTTAATGCAGTTAGAATGGTCGAGGTTGTTGGGGGGGACATCTTTAATTATTGCGCCCCTGAGCGTTGCTCGTCAAACAGTTCGAATGGGATCTTCGCTTCTGGGTTTATCTGTTAATTATTGCCGGGGACAAGATGGAGTAAGGCCTGGGATAAACATCACAAACTATGAGATGATAAACAACTTTACACCTGAAGCCTTTCGATCGGTTGTTTTAGACGAATCATCGATATTGAAAGCGATCGGGGGGAAAACAAAACAAAAACTCATTAAGATGTTTTCAGATACAAAATACCGGCTTTGTTGTACTGCTACGCCAGCTCCAAACGATTTAATAGAGTTGGGGAACCATGCTGAGTTTTTGGGAATCTGTAAGGCAACTGAGATGCAGGCTATGTTTTTTATCAACGCGAATAAAGAGCATACATTTATTGATGAAAATGGTAAGGCATGGCGCAAGAAGGGGTCTAATAATGGCGGTCAGGAATGGCGACTAAAACATCCAGCAGAAAAGCCATTTTTCCGTTGGCTTTCTAATTGGGCAATGTGTCTTATGCGGCCTTCCGACTTAGGATATGGTGATGATGGTTTTGATTTGCCGCCACTCAATATTAAACCGATGTTTGTTAACGTAGATTATGTCCCAGTCGGTCAATTGTTTTTTACAAAACTATCTGGTATATCTGATCGTGCAAACGTCCGCAGGAAAACATTGGATGCGCGCCTCGCTGCCTTGAACAAAGTCCTTGTATTAAGTAACCGTCAGTGGATTATTTGGGTTGGGTTGGATTCCGAGGCAAAAAACATAATGAAGACATTAGACGGCAATGCCAGGGAAGTACGAGGATCTGATTCACCAGATCATAAGGCAAAAACATTTGAAGATTTCCAAGATGGAAGATTTAGGATTTTGGTTACAAAACCCCGGATTGGTGGCTTTGGAATGAACTTCCAGAATGCGAGCAACATGATGTTCTTTGGGCTTAATGACTCCTGGGAATCATGGTATCAATGTATCCGGCGGCAATGGAGGTTTGGTCAAGATAGACCCGTTAATGTATATGTAATTTCATCTAATCTTGAAATAGAGATTTATCAGAATATAATGCGTAAAGATGCAATGGCGAAGCGACTGCGAAGAGGGCTTATTGAACACGCATCAATCTATCAAAAGGAGGAATTGATGGGGAAGAAAAATAGGATTGAGTCTACAGAGAGGATTGTTGAACAAGGCGGATCTTGGGAGGCAACAAGAGGGGACTCGTGCGAAGAACTCATGAGAATAGATAACGACAGTATAGATTTATCGGTTTATTCTCCACCTTTTGCAGACCTGTTTACTTATACAGAAAGTGAGCGCGATCTCGGAAACTGTCGAGATTGGTCGGAGTTTTTTAAGCATTATAAATTTATTGTTCAGGGCGTCCTACGAGCGACAAAACCAGGACGGATATCCGCTGTTCATGTAAGCGATATCCCCGCGATGGCCGTTCGTGATGGGTATATCGGAGTTCGCGACTTTCCGGGTGAAGTAATCCGGGCACATGAGCAGGAAGGCTGGATCTTTTCCGGGCGTGCATTTATACAAAAGAATCCACAGGCGCAGGCGATACGGGTGAAAAGCAAGGCGCTACTCTTTGTTCAAATCCGTAAAGATAGCGCTGCATCCAGACCTGCACTCATTGACCAGATTTTGATATTCAAAAAGCCGGGCGATAACGCAGTTCCGATCACACCAGTTGCCAATAATGAATTGGACAATGAAACCTGGATTAATTGGGCACACGGGATATGGTTCGGGATACGAGAGACAGAAACCCTGCAGTACAGCAAGGCGCGCGATAAAGATGACGAAAAACACATCTGCCCATTGCAACTCGGGACAATCGAAAGATGCATCAAGCTGTGGAGCAACCCGAAAGAACTAATTCTCGATCCATTTATGGGGATCGGTTCTACCGGATATATGGCAATTGCATTAGGCAGGCGGTTCCTCGGTATCGAGTTGAAAAAGTCATACTATCAAGAAGCATTAAAAAACTTGAGAACCATTGAGACTCAATCAACGACACCGACACTATTTGATATGGAGGTAACCAAATGAACTGGCAACATCAAAACCAACCACGCGGGATCGTGACACGATGGATTGACCCCGATAAACGATATTGCTCCGCACATGGCGGCGGCGGACACAACTTCGAGTACCGGGCAAACGACTGGCTGGCGATGGAAATGCGGTGGCTCAAAGACCTGCACCCGGACCGTGAGTACCGCGTCGTATGGAACCAGGGCCGCACGAAACAAGCGATAAAGGAACTATAAATTCCTTGCATCGGATGGGGAGAAGGTGTAGATTTGTGGGTGGAGCTGATTATGATAACGAGGATATTTTTATTTCAAGCGGAAGACAATTAACAGCCCATCCTGGGCTTATGCTCGGGCCTGGTATCCTCGTCGATAATCAGCTCATCCTGGGCGCTTCAGGGTGGGCTATTTTATTTTTCTCAGAGGAGGTGCGCAGTAATGACACGAAGGAATTACAGGCGAGCATGGGCCGACGCACAGCGTAAAGCAGATCGTAACATCGCACGCGGTAAACGACAGATGAGTCAGGCAGAAGTCGATGCCGTTGCAGACCTGTTGACACCGCTCAATAAAGAACTGGACGATCGACGTGCGCGGATTATTAAAAAGATAAAACTGGCGCTTGATATCCTCGAAGAGGTCAAAGCCGAATGTGGTCACCCGATATTTGACGAGGATATCGACATTGACGACCGATGAGTTCCTCACGCGATTACAGGATGTACGTCAGGCGGGTGACGGATGGACCGCACTATGTCCCGCACACGGCGACCAGCATCGATCGCTGTCTGTCGGTACAGGAACCGACGGGCGGATACTCATAAATTGCCATGCGGGATGCAGTGCGGACGATATCGTCGAGGCGCTACACCTCGCGCCCGCCGACCTATTCCTGGACCGGTCCGATATTACATCACCCCCCCAACAAAACGAAACGGCGATACATTATCCGTACCATGATCGTGACGGCAACCTGTTATACGAAAAGGTGCGGGGTCCAGGTAAACGGTTCTATTGCCGCAGGCCCATCGAGGGTGGTGGCTGGTCACAGGACACGAAGGGGATCGACAAACCGCTCTATCAACTACCGGAAGTGATCGCCGCACGAGAAGCCGGCCAACTCGTCTATATCGTCGAGGGCGAGAAAGATGTCGAAACGGCCCGCGCATGGGGACTCACAGCCACCACACCGCCACATGGATCAAATAGCTGGCGGACCGGGTATGCTGCCGACTTGAATGGTGCCAGCCTCGTATTGATTCCCGACCAGGACGAACCCGGCAGGGCGCTTATGAGTAGAATCGTCCGTGATTGTTTCGACCGCTGCCCCGAAATACGGTGGATCGACCTGCCAGCCAAAGACTTAACCGATTGGCGAGATAAACATGGCGGAAACATGGCGGAACTCGAGGGAATCGTGTCGGAAACCAGGCCGATGACCCGTGAAGACGACCCCAACGCGGTACAATACCTTGATTTAGATTCTATCCGCAGACACGGGATACGACCGCCACGGTGGATACTCGAAGGGTGGCTCGCAGAAAAGGATATCGCATTATTTGCCGGTGGTGGCGGAATCGGTAAATCCACCACGGCGATGGACCTGGCCATCGCGCTGTCATTGAAACGGGAATGGTGCGGGATTATGCCGCCACGTACATACCGCGTTATCTATTACGACGAGGAGATGGATGAGGATACGACCGGGATGACACTCGTGCGCCTGGGTGCCATGAATGGCAACTTCCACGCTGCGTCCGGGCAACGAATGTCGCTATATGGCGAGGATGCGATACAACGGCTCGAAGTCGAGATAGAACGCCATAAACCCGAAGTGCTCGTGTTCGATTCCATCCAGCAGACGTTCGGACCGATTGAGGAAAACAGCGCCTCCGATGTCGGGGCCGTCTACAGCCAGATATTCAGGCTGCGGGATCTCTATGACCTGACGTTCGTGCTGGTCCACCACAAGAAGAAAGCCGCCCCATATCGTATTGACGCGCTTGAGATGATACGCGGCTCCACCGCGCATGGGACACAATCATCTACCGTATGGTACGCCATGCCAGGCGATACCGCGAACACCATGAAGATCATACAGGCCAAACGACGACGGTCCAGGAAGATATCCATGATCGTACGCTATGAAGAAGATTCCGCCACCGGGCCGATACGGCTGATTGGCGAGGGACCCGCCAGAGATATGGAGACACAGATCGAAAAATGCTCGGAATGGCTTATCGATTGGCTCTCCGGTCGTGAGCGGGCACGGACGCGAGAGATCAACGAAGCAGCCGAAAGTAACGACTTCAACAAGAAAACCGTCGAGCGGGCATTACGACACCTGAAGAAAATCGAAGCCGTACATCAACCAAAACGAGGCTGGTATGCCGTCCCACCTACACAATTATAGAGTAGGAAAAAATTGCCTACATAATAACGGTACCGACACGGCTTTATATGTAGCGTATGTAACTCCTGGATTTGTCGCTAACAGGGGGGAAACAGGGGGTAAACATGTCGGAAACACGTCCTTTATTCGACTGCGCCCATAGACTAACTTGTTATCAGCCACACCCCTACAAGGGTGTGGCAATAACAAAGTCGGGTTGTCGTAATTATGTCGGTAATTCACGACTCTTACATAATGAATTTCTCGGTTTGCGACAAAACGACAATGTATATATATAAGGGGGGAAAGGGGGAAAATGAATACAAATAAAAATTAATGATGGTAAACCAAACTTCATGCTGGATTATTAACGGACGATAGAAGGAGGAGCCATGACCAACAAATGCCCCGTCTGCGGGAATGAATATTGCCACGAAGGAAAAAACGAATCGCTTATCTATAAGTGTGGCTGTGAAATTCTTTGCCCAGACGTGGCAATTCGTTCTTGCCCAAACGCCCACCGCATCGCCATCGAACGGGGGGAAGAGATTGAAAAACAGCGCCAGGAAATCGAACGGCTGAAGGATGCTTTACGACAAGCGAATAATGCCTTGTGGGATGTGGCAAAGATTGAGCCATACAAACCAAAGAAACCCGACCCCGAACCGGAAGATCCACGGTTTGTTCGACCACCTGCATTTGGACCCGAAAACCCCGAACCCGCGGGGGATGGATTGGAAGGACATATTTGCCTCCCAAAAGAGGGGCCAATTCACCCAATAACATCGCTGTATTATAGCCCACTCCCCAAAGACCAATGCCCACGATGCAAGGAGAAAAAATGATGGTGATTGAATACTGGCAAATATCCGGAAACGGCCATCACACGGAAGGCAAATCATGGAGCATGGCAAGGCCCATCGTGAGACGATTGGAGGGGAGAGAAATGAAAATTATCGCACTCGATCTCGGAACAAAAACCGGGTGGGCGATCAGTACTCCCGAATTGGGGGTGATTTCAGGTGTACAGGTGTTCGATGTCAAACGCGGAGAATCACCCGGGATGCGATACTTGAGATTCAGCGTCTGGATGTTCGAATTGATTACTCAGGTGGAGCCAAACTTGATGGCTTATGAAGCGCCACATCATCGGGGAGGTGCTGCCACGGAAATCTTGAACGGATTCAGTACACGGATACAGGAATATTGCGCGGATTATGGGATTGAATATCAAAGCGTACACACCGGAACATTGAAAAAATACGCTACTGGGTCCGGACGGGCATCAAAAGAGGAGATGATCGCCGCTGCTCAAAAGAAATACCCGGATCAACAGATCGAGGACGATAATCAGGCCGATGCGCTCTGTATCCTCGATTGGGCTACGAGTGAGTTCGTTAATAAAGAACAAAACTATTGACAACCTGACAACTACCGCTATATAATCATACCAGCACCCGGCTCAGGTACTTGTGGGGATAACTGTCCCCCGGAACCAGGAAGTCGGGTTTTTTTGTGAGTAAGAAAAAGCCTGCCAAAGAATCTACAAAAGATACACCTAAAAAAGCCAGGCCGGGTGGTCGGGAATCGCGCTTTACGCCAGAACAGATAATCCAGGCGCTTGAAGCCAACAACGGAATGATAGTCGCAGCCGCCCGGTCAATCCACTGTAGCCGCAAAACCATCTACAACAAGATAGCAAAGCATCCCGAGATCAAGGATGCACTTGCAGGCATGCGCGAGTTTCAACTTGATCGAACAGAGATTGCGCTGTTTCGTGCGATTGAGCGTGGTGAAGCCTGGGCTATCTGTTTTTATCTCAAAACCCAGGGCAAACAAAGGGGCTATATCGAGAAACAGGAGATCGATGTCAACGTCAATGATCGCAGAGAAGCACGTGAAGAAGTCGAAAAACTCCTCGCTGAAGTTGCCGCAGAATGTGATTGAAAGCCTTGATAGCGCGGAACAGACAGACGAGATATTCGGCTTGCGTGATGAATTGCGTCAAAGAGCCTTCCAGAAACAATACCGCAATGATCGAGTCGCCTTCTGGCACGATTGCTTCCACTGGCCGGCGGGTCAGGCGCCGAAGGAGCACCAGGAAGAGGCGCTGACGAAGTTTGATAAATACCCGCGTGTCTGTCTCCGGTCACCACGTAATGGCGGTAAGTCGGCGATCGATTCTATTGAGATTCTGCATGGTTATCTCTGCTATGACGAGATCAAGATCCCGACAACAGCCAGTAAGTGGCTGCAACTCGAAAAGTTCTTGTGGCCGGAAGTGCATAAATGGGCTTCACGGATCGATTGGGATGTGGTAAATTTCCGGGAGCCGTTTCGACGTGACGAGATGCTGGTCCATGAGATCAAGAGCGTGGACACACAGCGGTACGCATTTGCGTCCGCGCCGTATGATCCCACATCGATCGAGGGCGCACACGCGAAAGTGATCCGCTACCTGTATGATGAGGGCAAGTCGATCCCGGCGCCTACCTGGGACGCACCAGAAGGTGCATTTGCGGGTAATATCGCGGTCTGCGAACTGGCGGAATGGCGTGCTACATCCACACCCGGGATACCTGCCGGTCGGTTCTACGATATCCAGAGCCGTAAGCCGGGCTATGAAGATTGGTACGTCATGCACTGGACTCTGGCCCAACTACTCGAAAGCGGTATGGTCTCCGAAGCCTGGGTACGCGATCGACGTAACCAGTGGGGCGAGAAAAGCCCGATGTACCGGAATCAGGTTTTAGGCGAATTCGCGAGTGCGGAAAAGGGCGCTATGATCCCGCTCGAATGGATCGAGGCAGCAAATGAACGCTGGCGTGAATGGGACCGTGCGGGCCAGCCGATACCTGATAACACGGTCCGTAAGATCGGATACGACCCTGCCGGTGAAGGTAACGACATGAACTGCAAGGCAACGCGCTATACGGGTCTGGGTGTCACGGAGATCGAATATCATAGAGACCTCACGGAGATGGAATCGTGCGGGATACTTAAGACCGATTATGATGAGAACGGTCAACACGAGACGGAGCTATATGTCGAAGTCGGGGGCGGATACGGTAGTGGGGTCGTCAGCCGGTTACGGGAACAGGGTGTGCCCGTGACGCCCGTGAAGCCGGGTGCGTCATCAACCACGAGAGACATCTCCGGTGAATTGCAATTTCTCAATATCCGGGCGCAATTGACCTATGCGGTTGTGGAATGGCTCAATCCAGAGTCGGGGTATTTACCGATCCTGCCGCCTGACGATCGGCTGACGGCAGACCTGACCTCATTGCGGTATATGGCACCCACATCAGCCGGCAAGATCCGGGTAGAAGCCAAAGAGGTACTCGCAAAAGCGGACCGGCTCGGTCGGTCGCCGGATGGGGTTGATGCACTCAAGAACACGTTTATCCCGCCACTACCGCCTATAGCATACGCTGTACCGGATAAGAAAAAACAGGAGTCCGCCATATCACAAATAGCAGACCGCCACGGAGGCGGGAGGATGTTTCGTTAAGGAACGGTTAAAATGGCAAAACCGTCTATCGATGCCGTGAATGTTGCAAAGCACCTAACTCTCAATGTTACGTTGAAACGTGTTCGCGAATTTAAGATGCGCGTATGGATTGGCGTTCAATTGATTCGGCTTGCAGCGCGCATAATGAACGTAGGATTGCAATTAGATAAGGACAGTCCTGATGAATAAATACCTAACCAAAGCCAGGGAAGCGTTGACTGTCATCGACAACGCTTTTAAGCCGCCACAACCGACATCTCTTCGAGAGGCCGATGTGCCTGTTATCGGCCGGTGGGTGGATACCGATGAAAACCTGTGGCGGCCTTTAACCGCACGATCGGATAAAGACCTGAAACCGATCGATCACGATAAGATGCTGCAACTCGCGTATTATGTCTGGGTCGTAAACCCCATCGCACGGTCGATTATCGAACTCAAGAAAGATTATGTCGTCGGTGATGGGCTGTCCTACAAGGCTGAGGACAAGGACGTTCAGGCCTGGCTCGACCGGTTCTGGACCGATCCGATAAACCGGTGGGAAACGAAATTACACGCGAAGGTGCGTGAGTTGAGCCTGTACGGCGAACAATGCGTTTCCGGCGACACCCGCATACATACACCGAATGGCCATAGGCGGATTCAAGATTTAGCAGCCAAGCAAGAACCATTCGATGTCTATTGTTGGGATTTTGAAAACAAACGATTTACGGTTGGACGCGCGACTAAATGCGGGAAGACCGGTAACAAACACGTTGTCCGGTTGCGGACTTTACACGCCAACCATAAACGAGTCGATGAAATTACATGCACCCCTGACCATAAGATTTTACTAACATCAGGAGAATGGCGTGAAGCTGGCGACTTGAGGCCCGGGGACAGGGTAATGTCCCTTTATTCTCATGAAAGGCTTGGGTATGAATATCTTCGAGTCGGCAAAGGATGCAAGCAAGCTCACCGCTTTGTTTATGAAGAAACAAACGGTCCGATCCCGGGAGGTCACGATATTCATCACGTCAATTGCAACAAAAAAGACAATCGTATTGAGAACCTTCAGCTTCTTACGAGAGAGGCGCACATGGCAATTCATGGGCGTCGGCCGAAGCCGTATAAACGCAAGGAGTTAAAGGTAAACAACCCAATGGACAATCCCGAGAATCGTGCAAAAGTTGGCATAAGATCGCGCGAGTTATGGGCAAGTTACTCTGATGAGGAAAGGGCAGCCAGAATTGCAACCGCAAGAAAGGCCACAGAAGAGTCGTTTGCGTGGAGAGCCGCCGTACAGGCGCCCCCCTCTCAAGAGACAAGAGAAAAAATCCGGGCAGCTAAGTTAGCATACCAAGCGCGAATGACCCCAGAGCAGAAGGCAGAACAATCTCGACGGATATCTGAAGGTATGGCAAGAATGTCTGAAGAATCGCGCAGGCAAATGATTGCTAAAAATAGAGAATCGCGGGCACAAAACAGAGCGCTCAACCATGTTGTTTTGTCTGTCGAAGATGTGCCAGAACCTGTTGATGTCTACAATATGAATGTTGAGCATCATCACAATTATGTCGCTGAGGGTATGGTTGTGAAAAATTGCTGGCCGGTATTCGTGGACGAATATACCGGCATGGTACGGCTGGGTTATCTCGATCCCAGGAACATCAAGGAAGTGATTGTCGACCCCTTGAACTGCGAGACCGCGATCGGGATCACCTGGAAGGTGGGGCTGGATGAATATCAGGCGAAGACGCTGCTGGATGAGACGGCGATATCGGACCAGGCGAAGGCGAAACGCGATACCTTTACCGACGGGCAGGTCTTTTACTTCGCGGTCAATAAACTCTCGAACGCGACACGCGGCCTGTCGGACCTGTTACCCGTTATGGACGCTATCGATGTGCTCGATCGGCTTCTGTTCAACCGCGCAGAAAAGGTCGAGGTATTATCGAATTACTGGGTCGATGTCGTGATGCCGGGTGCGACACAGGAAGAGGTGGACGCGTTCCTTGCAGGTTCCGGCGCACAGATGCCGAAACCAGGCCGTGTGAACGCGCATAACGACCGGTTGCAATATGATATCATGGCCCCGAAACTGGAAGCCTACCAGTTCCAGACCGATTTCAACCTGATCCGTAATTATATCGGGTTCGGGGTTGGGTTCCCGGAACACTGGCTCGGCGAGGGCGGTGATGTGAACAGGGCGACAGCGCTGGAGATGGGCGACCCCGCGAACAAGCGGCTGCGGTCACGACAGGCGGAGATCGAGGCCATCATGCGCTATATCTTCGATTATGTGATCGAAACAGGCAAAGAAGCGGGCGAAATCCCGAAAGAAGCGGACACGACCGTCAATGTAGCATTCCCGGAACTATCACCGAAAGACCTCGAACAGCACGCGAAGGTATTGCAACTGACCGCGCAGGCGTTGATACAGTTGAAGATAGACGGCGATATCGACGAGACCCATGTCCGGGATATGCTGCAGGTTGTGGCCCAACCGTTCGGTGTCGAATGGACGTTTGAGGATATGGAGACGGCAGCACAGGAATCATGGGCTGGCTATACGGATATGTTGAAACGAATCAGGACGGCTTAAATGGCGCTGGCACTCCGTGAAGCGATAGGCGCAGAAGAACGACAGGCCTACTTCCGTACCATGGAAGACCTCCGTAAGAGCATTGACCGGCTCGACAAGGCGCAGGTGAATCAGCTACGTAACGCGCTGATATCGACCCAGGCGGAGATGAAACGCATATTAGGCGCCGCTGAAGGGTTTTCCCGTGTTCACCTGCAGGAACTATCAGCAGAATATAATCGTGTCATAGCGGCCTTTGAGGTGCGGTACAGCACGATCATGGCGGACGCCATAGTCGATCATTCGGAGTTGGGCCGGGATATGGTGGATCTCCCTCTTGAGGCATTGGGCAGACAGGTATCAGCCCCGATGTTATCCACACAATTGACCGAATTATCCACATTGACGAGCGCTGACCTGGTTGCGGATGTCGGTCGTGATCTCCGAAAGCGGATCAACCTCGAAACACGGTTTGTGTCGATGGGTGTCAAATCACAACAGGACGCGATACAGGCGCTCGGTCGTGCGGGCCTTGAGAGTGGTCATTTCAAGACCGTGGGCTTGCGTGCCGAGACGATCCTGCGTACCGAAACAGGGCGGATACGGTCGATGTCATATCTGTCCCGGTTGGATCAGATCGATGACGCAACAAAGAAAGAGATGAACCTGCGCAATAAATGGAGATGGTCGGGTATCGGACGCCCGAAACACGCCGATCTCGACGGTACGATGGTGAAACCAGGCGAGAAGTTCACGACCACGAACGCGAGAGGGTTCCCCGTATCGGCCGAAGCGCCCCGGATGTTTGGCGATCCGTCGAACGATATCAACTGCGGCTGTCGAATCGTGTTGACCGTACCGGAACTGGAGGAAAATTGAAGCTCCTAACCCCGATGCAACACTGGTACAATTGGAACGGGATCACCTATGTAATCGACATGGAGGGACGGCGGTACCAGGTCGAGGAACCAAAGGTAAAGAACAATGCCATACAGCAGAATATCAGATCTGCCAGACCACGTAAGAAAGTATCCCGAAAAGATACAGCGTGAATGGATGCACATCTGGATGTCCGTCTGGCAGGAGACAAAGGACGAGGAAAAGGCGTTCAAGGCCGCGAACGCTATCTTAAAAAAGAAAAAGGAGGCAATCGATGAGATGAGTGAATTGAGCTTCAAGGAATCTCTACCTGGCCGGTTGGTCGAAGCCGACCCGGAAGGCAAGGTATGGGAAGTCGTCGTTATCGAGGAGGGCGAGTCGAAGAATGGCCGCCATGACGGTAACGGCGGGTTCATCCCGCGCTATTACTCGAGGGAGGCGATCGAGGCGGTCGCGAAACATCTCGAGGGCGCGAAGGCGTTTACATATACCGCAAAGGACCGGCAGGAACATCTCCCGCTGGAAGCAAAACGAGAACAACCGTATGGTCTTGTCGGTAACCTGGTTGGCTGGTTCAGCGAACCGCGCGTTATAACGAAAGTCGTTGAGGGCACGGAGAAAGCAGTTGCTGTCGCCAAATTTCATATTGACGAGGGAGCGTCCTGGTTAAGGCAAAAACTGTTGGATGCGTGGAAGCGTGGTAATCACGATTATCTCGGGCTTTCTATTGATGCCGTGGGTGTAAGCGAGGCACGCGAGCACCTGGGCAAGATGGTCGATTGGGTGGGTTCTATTACCGGGTTGGACAGCGTGGACGTGGTGACCCATCCAGCCGCAGGCGGCAAATTCGAGCGGCTTGTGGCATCTATGGATAAATATCGAGAGGACATGAAGATGGACAAAATCAAGAAAATCCTGCTCCAGCTGATCGAGGCCGTAAAGCCCGACGTGCTGGAGGATTTCGACAAGGACGCGGCAACAGCGGAGGCGATCGCAGAAAAATTCGTCGCGGTCGTGGAATCACTCTCGGATGACAAGTTTTCCGAGAGTGTACTGAAATCGAAGTTGAACCGCGCATACGGGTACTTGCAGGAGGATAAGCTGGAAGAGGCAGAATCGATCTTCAGCGATATTCTAAACCCTGTAGAACCGCCGAAGGTCGAGGATGACCCAGAGCCGGTGGAGACAGCCAGCACCAGCACTGAGAGCAATAACACGCTCGATAGGCACATGGGCATCACCGAACAGAAGGCGAATCAGATCCTCAAGGAATTGGAACTGACACAGACACGGGTGGCGCTCAAGGAAGAATTACAGGACGCGAACCTGCCGGATATCGCACGTGAGCGGGTGAAACACCTTTACCGTGACCGTGTCGCGACCAGGGCACAGATCCGGGAATCGATCTCGCAGGAGAAGGAATACCTGTCGAAATTGAGTGGATCGGGTGTCGTGAAGGTTCCGGGCCAGACGATCGAGGTCCGTGAGGAGGAACAGGACAAGAAACGGAAGGCGTTCGAGGGTTTCTTCGAGAACAAGGATATCGACGGTATCCCGCGTTTCCGGTCATTTACGGAATCGTGCAAGAAGGTCATGGGTGATGGGTTCGCGTCACCGGCCGAAATTCTGCGTGAGATCGCGCTCTATTCGCCGGACAGGGAGGAACAGAACTACCTGCGCGAATCATTACAGACCTCCGACCTGGCGTCGGTGCTCGGTACGGCGATCAATAACGTCCTGATCCGCGAGTACAGCGAATCGCCGTTACAGGCATGGCGCGAGGTAGCGTCCGATATCACGTCGATTTCGTCGTTTCAGACCCAGACCCGTTCGATATTCGGCGGGTATGGTGACCTGTCAACCGTGGCGGAGCAGGGTACTTACAACACGCTGACCAGCCCAGGTGATGACGCGAATACCTATTCGATCTCGAAATACGGCGGGATTGATGACATCACGATGGAGATGGTCGCAAACGATAATGTAGGCTTCATCCGCCGTATCCCGCGTTCGCTGGCACGGGCCGCTATCCGCACACTCTACAAGGCCGTTTTCGATGTTTTCGTCGATAACACGGCCACGGCGTATGACGGTACGACCCTGTTCCACGGATCGCATTCCAATAGCGGTACATCGTCATTATCGCTATCGGCAATCGATGCGGCGGAATACGCCATGCGGACACAGACGGCATACGGTAACAGCGCCGAAACATTGGGTGCGGTCAATAAGCCCGTGCTGCTCTGCGTACCGAACGAGTTGAAAAGCCTGGCGATGCTGATTTCGGAGTCAGACACGAACTTCGATGCGACCGCATTCACCACGGTAGCGTCACAGACAGCGACCACCCCGAACCCGTACAAGGGTCTCAAGTACATGGTGATCGATTACTGGACGGACGCGAAGGACTATATCCTCGTGGCGGATAAGATGGAGATGCCGCTCCTGGAGGTGGGCTTTTTCAATGGCCGTGAGGAACCGGAGCTGTTCGTCCAGGACTCGAACATGATCGCCGCAACGTCTGTATTCAATGCGGATAAGATCAGTTACAAGATCCGGCACATCTTCGGGATCTGTGTGCTGGATTACCGCGGGTTCTATAAGGGCGTCGTGTAACAATTGACTTGAAATCAAACGGAGGGATATGACAATGGGTAGCACAAACGCTTCCGACCTGCGGGGCCTTGTATTCACCGCCGGTCCATTCACACAGGCGAGCCGTGCGTCGAACGCTGCGGCCGCCACACAATTCGGGGTCTGGACCGCACCGCATAAATGCCGGATCACGGCTGTCAGGTGGATCCCGACCGAAGGCGATCAGACCGCTCACGCGACAAACAACCACAAGGTATCGATCCTGGATGCCGGTGCGGCGGGTACGGGAACGGCGGTACTCGCGTCCTACCGGTTCACGGCGTCCGTGGCAAGTAACGCGAGCGGTAGTATCCCGACTACGGGTACGACCGAACTGGACGCGGGCGATATCGTTGTAGCCGCGTTTTCGACTCAGGCCACGGCGTCGAGTGTGGGCAAACTGTTCGCCGCGAACTTTTTCTTTGATTACGAATTGCGCTAACCAACCGAAAGAGCAGGGGCCAATGCCGAAGCCTAAGATATGTCCGTTATTCACGGTGGGTATTCCAACCTTCAGCAAGGGCCGCGTATCTGTCAACTGGGCGCTCGGGTTTCGTCACCTGAGCGCCCCGTTGGGTAGTACCGTGGCCGAAAAAATTCGTGTTCGACAAGGCCGTCGCGGATGCACGGAACGAGATCGTCGAACTGGCGCTGGAGATCGATTCGAAATACCTGTTTTTTCTTGGGGATGACGTTATCCCACCCGCGAATGTGCTCTCGCAGTTATGGTCACGGCAGGTGGATATCGTCACCGGGATCTACTGGACAAAAGGCAGTCCGACATTGCCCTATATCTGGCGTGATTATCAGCAAGGTCCGTTCCTGGATTGGAAGGCAGGCGAATTCTTCAAAGTAAACCTCGCGGGTTGTGATTGTCTGATGGTCAATACGGACGTATTCAGGAACATCGATCCGCCCTGGTTCTCGTGTGATTGGCTCTTTTCCGATGAACAGGACGAACCCGTCCCGATAGCGACGGAAGATTATTATTTCTACGCGAAGACGAAAGAGGCCGGATACGAGTTATGGGCCGACGCATCGATACAATGCTGGCACGAAGACCGCAACAGCGGCATGGCGTGGGGCCTGACGAACGATATGACACAGGCGCAACCGCAGGTGACCACATCCGGCTATGAAGGCAAGTTAATCGCTGATATCGGTAGTGGAATGGTCACTCGCGGCTGTATGGACGGTCGTGTCATACGTTATGATCTCGATGAATCGGTCAACCCAGACGTGCGCTGTGATGTGCGTAAGATCCCGGAACCGGACCAGAAATTCGATGTCGTCTTTTCCAACAACGTACTCGAGCATTTCGATTATGAGGAAGTACCTGACGTGTTACGGGAATGGCTTCGGATATTGAAGATCGATGGTGAATTACGGCTTGAAGTACCCGACCTCGAACGCGCGATGCGTAATATCCTGGACCAGAAAGACGGCGCGCAGGATTGGTGGATAATCTACGGCAAGCCGGAACCGACCCCGCAGTATAACCACCGGATCGGGTTCACGGTACAGATGCTCGATAAATTGCTCAAATCGATGGGTTGCCTGAAGGAGATCGACATCGAACGTGACCCGACAGGCCGGACGATCAACCTGATAGCGCGTGCGACAAAGTATCGACACCGTAAAGCCAGGAACCTGCAGCCCGTCCTGGACGATAAATACGACGAAAAGGTGGCCGAAGCGGCGGAGGATACCCGTAACCTGGGCAAGCATATCCTCGCACAACAGCGGGGCGGTAAGATCGACACCACAATAGCAGCCTCGCAGGTAGCGTCACAGATACAGGAACAGATAAAGGCCCCACCATCACGAAAGAAAAACAGCAAGAAGAAAGCGAAGGTGAAATGATGACATATTTCGGACCTTTCGAGGTCGCTATTGTCACGCAGGCAAGCCAGGCCGTGGCCACCAACATCAACGGGATATTGGGCCAGGTGGTTTTGAGCGCCGGGACGGCTACTGGTGAGGCGATCATCTACGCAGGCAGTTCCACGAGCGGCAAGAAACTGCTCCATGTGAATTGTATCGCGAATAATGCCGCGGTAGCGGACCCCGTAACAGCGTTCGCAGGCGGGTTATATGTGGACGTAAACGGTGAAATCGATGCTGTCAACCTCTATTACAGGTGATCCCGATGGCTGATTATTCAGATTATGTGGAGCGTGTCAAGACCTACCTGCGTGTGGATATAAGCGACTTACCGCAACTCGATATGGATGAATGTATCACAGCGGCGGTGGATGAACACTCTGACCACCGGCCATATATCCAGTATCAACGTACAGCAGGCGACGGTGGCGACCCGCCCGATTATGACCTTCCGACAGGGTTCATCTGGGATTGGTCAAAGATCCTGGAGTTGGAATATCCGACCGGGAACAACCCGAGGACGATACTGGAACCCGAAGATTGGTCGATATGGTATGATGGTGCGAACACGAAGTATCAACTCCGGTTCACATCGGCGGCACCGTCCACATCCGACACCTACCAGTTGAAGTATACGAGCCGTCATACCTCGCCTGTCGATCGACCCGCTACAGACACGATCTCAGCCCATGATTTCAATGCTGTCTGTATGCTCGCCTCGGCGTATTGTTATCGGTCGCTTGCCGGGAAGTTCACACAGACGCAGGACGCGACCATGAGCCAGGACGTTATCAACTACCGGACGAAAGGCGAGGAATATACGCGGCTGGCGGAAAAGTTCCGGGCGTTATACTTCACGGCAATCGGTAAGTCCGATAAGCCGCAACCGGAGGTGGCGGTATCGACCAAAGATTGGGATTCCGAATTTGCCAATCAGGTGGATTATCTGACCCATACGAAAGATTATCGGTGATCGATGCTGAGCATGAGTAAGGCAAAGACCAGCGGCCCACTGTTCGATAAGAACGTGAAGCACGTGACCGACCAGGTATTTGAGTCGCGGATGAAGGCCGTGACAGGTATCACAGCGGGTAAGATAAGCGACTTGACACCGGTGGGTTCTACAGGCGCACTCTCACAGAGCATCGCGCAGGGTTGGACAGTCAGGAAAACCCGTAAAGGCTGGCTCGGTCGTATCGCACCGACAGAGGCGTATGGCTCGATCATCGAGTTCGGTCGTAAATATCCGGGCAAATTCCCACCGATATCGGCGATCGAATACTGGCTCAAGCGTAAAGGCCGACGGTTGGGTCTGCCGCAGGGTAAGCGCATGGCGTTCTTGATCGCACGTAAAATAGCGCGTAAGGGCTTCAAGGAGAAGCGCGGATATCAGATGCACCAGAAAGGGCTGAAAGTTATGAAACCTTACATCAACCGCACATTGGGCAAGATAGCGACAGATATCGCGAGGAAACTCGATTGACCGCACTCCATGAAATAGACGTTGATAATTGGGAAGAACGGCAGAAGTACGCACTGCCGGCCACATTCGGGTGGCTGACGACCATGAAGTCATTACTTGATGCGCTTGATCGACGCGGGATTATACACCGGCCGGGTGCGGATATCAAGTTGATGATCCCGATGTTTTCTGATCGTGACTGGAGCCGTGAGGAATGGATTTATGGCCTGATGGAATTTCAGAAGGTGCCCCGCAATTACGCGAATCGTGTCAATCAGGCGGACGGCGTCATGGTGCCGAACAAGACCGTCGCGGATTGGTTCAAAAACGCGGGCGTGTCAGCACCGTTCTATCATTGCCCCCTGGGTTTTGATCCTGACTTTGCCTATCGGGACAGGCCGGACGATCCACACCCGATCCGTATCCTGTGGCTGGGCGCATTCACGCACCGTAAGATGTGGATTTATGCGCTTCATGCGTTCTGGCAGGCATTCGACCCGGATGATAAGAGCGTCGAATTGTATATCAAGACCACATCCGAAGACAAGGCGGGCCGGATAGATATCCTGTCAAACGCGATATTCGACAGCAGGCAGATGACACGGGCGGAACTGAAAGCGCTCTATTACAAGAGCCACGTCTTTCTGCATACCTGCACGATGGAGGGGTTCGGCCTGCCGCCGCTCGAAGCAATGGCGACGGGTGCGCTGGTCGTATCGGTAGCAGAGGGCGGACTCAAGACACATATAACCCCCGATACCGCCTGTATCGTTCCTACCCGACCGGCTGAGATGTATGTCCGTGAGATGACGAATAAGATCGACGAGAATGGCGATAAATATGGCCATATCGAACAATATTTGACCCCATGCTGGAAGCCGGATATAAATAAATTAGCTGATATCCTGAAGCGTGTGACACGCAATTACGGCGATACATCGAAGAAACGTAAACAGGCGAGCGAGTGGGCGCATGATACGCTCACCTGGGATCATAGTGCGGCACGGTTTACTGAAATACTGACCGAGAAGAGCATAACACTCAATAATAACGGTCGCTACCAGCCGCGCAAAGACCCGGAAGATGTATGGTCAGAACAGGTGATAACCATCCTGGACCCCGAGATGGAGGACGCCAGTAAATGGCAGACACCCTCGTTGACATAAAAGCGGCATTGAAAACCATCCTCGAGGGCGTAACCGGGATCGGGAAGGTACACGACCGGTTGCGCTGGACGAACGAACCTGCAAAGTTCAAGGAATATTTCTTCGATAATTCACGGCAGATAATCAATGGCTGGGAGATCACTCGTACCGCCTACGCGCCGATATTATCCACATCCGCGCTTATCAAGAAGATCCATGTCATGCGCTGTCGCGGCTATTACGGGTTCAAAGATTCGATCAATACGGAAGATATCTTCCATACCATAGTCGACGGTGTTGTGGACGCGGTCCACTCCAATATCTCGTATGCCAACGCATGGGACAGGATCGAGGACATGGAAGGCGCACAGGCGACCGATATCGGCATGGCAGATTTCGCGGGTCATCTATGCCATTACGCGGACGTGATCGTTCGGCTGGAGGTCCGGGCGTGATCGTCCTGACGGGCTTCAACAGTTCCGGTACGACCGCGATAGTCAAATTACTCGTCACGCTCGGGATACCGTTCCCGGGACCGTATGACCATGAACGAAACTACGAACATAAATTCGGGCGGTTACTCAACGATATCATAATCAATCGTCTGGCACGATTACCGCCCCAAGGTGTCGGACCGTTACTGTTCGATGATATACCGCCCTATGATACATTACGAAATTACAGGACAGAGAAGATTGCAGAGTTCCCGGACATCAACTGGAAAGACCCGAAATTGATGATTATGTTGCCCGTATGGCACAACAAAATAGATCGGTTGATATGGGTCAAGCGGTCGATACATAACACGATAAAAAGCCAGTTGAACGAATTCCGGTGGTTTTCATGGACGGAACTGACACAGGTGATCCGCAAATATGACGAACGGTTATCACGTGCGCTGGATGAGTTCGATGTTCCACATATCATCATATCTTACGAAAGTTTTTATCGGGACAGGGATATCACAGAGGCGAAGCGGTTACTCGCGTTCTGTGGTGTCGATCGACCCGCTGACCGGATNNAAAAGGCGCTTGATGGACTCCGACAGCCACGAAACGATTAAACTCAACTTGGGCTGTGGCCGTAAATACCGACGTGACTATATCAATGTGGACATCATCCCGGAACTCGAACCGGACGAATTACTGGACCTTAACGGACCGTGGTTATGGCAGGACAACACGATAGACGAGATACTGGCCGAGGACGTGGTCGAACATCTGGACGATGTCGTCCATTTCATAGAAGAGGCCTGGCGGGTATTGAAGCCGCGCGGACGGTTGATCATCAGGACGGTATACTATACGAGCGTAAATTACTGGATCGATCCAACCCACAAACGCGCATTCCACGAGTGCAGTTTCGACTATTTCGATCCATCGACAGAATTCGGGCGTATGTATGGCTATTACAGCCACGCACGGTTCGAGATCATGCAACGGTTCGTGGACAATGAAGGCAACTTCAATATCACGCTGATAAGGCTCGGGGATGAAGATCGACTTACCGAATTGTAGGGTTGCACGCACGCGGATGACCAGGGGTGGCGTAGTCTTTGGGTATAACACAATGGCAAAACAACTCGGACAGGCGCTGGAAGATATCGGTGTTATGGATGATCCTCAATCGCCGATCAGGCTTACCGTACCGTTCTATCCCGATGATGATGTCATGGCAGTCGGCAAGAAAGAAACCTGGGCATTCACGATGTGGGAATTCCCGGAGTTGCCGCCCGATATGGTGGAAGCATGCTGTCAGCGCGATTTCGTGGTGGTCCCGAGTCCGAACCAGGTGGAGTGGTTCAAGGCGGCGGGTGTAACATCGGAGGTCTTCTGCTGTCCGCTGGGTGTAGACGACGAATTCGTCTACCGCGACCGGTATTACAGTCCGTTAAGCCTTAACCCGTTCGTGTTCCTGTGGCTGGGCGTGATGACCTGGCGTAAGATGTTCCAGCACGCTATCCTCGGGTTTCGTAAGGCGTTCGGTGATCGGTCGGATGTGGTGCTCTACTTCAAGGTATCAAAGAAAGATTACCGGACGATGGAGGGCATGAAAGGCGATTTCGGTAATATCTTCGTTGATAAACATCAATTATCGCGGTTGGAGTTGTTAGATCTCTATTATCAGGCGCATTGTTTCTTTCATACAAGCGCAATCGAAGGGTTCGGTCTACCGCCCGCAGAGGCGATGAGTACGGGCGCGCTGGTCTTTGCACCTGATCATGGCGCATTGGGCAGTTTCGTTAATGATAAAACGGCCGTAGTGATGGAAACCGAACCACATAAGATGGTCGTCACGATGGAAGAGCCATATCGTAAGATCGAACAGACCTGGCTCGGAACCACTGTCCGGCCCGACATGGACGGTATGGTAAGACAACTACGCTGGATAGTCGATAATTATCGGTCAACGGAACCGATCCGGCGGAGGGGTGCTGAATTGATTACGGATCGGTTCCGCTGGCGTCATGCCGCACAGCGGTTAAAGGCTCTCATATCACAACATAGCAGGAGGTTAGGCGATGGCCGGGACAAAGAAGATCGTATATATCGGGAACAATCCAGGTGGAATGTTGGGTGTGCCGGGTCGTGAACCGCCCTACGGACTCGAATATAAGCGCAACGAACCGATAGAACTGCCCGCAGACCTGGCAGATAAATACCTGGCACATAAATGGTGGAAAGAACACAAACCCAAGAAGGGGGAGGGATAAACTATGACCATCGGCGTGGGTTTCAACGCTCATATCAATTTCGGTCAGGAATCGACCTGGGGCACATCGGTAGCCAGACCGAAATCACTTAAGATCATCTCGGAATCGATGGAATTACAGGATGCGCCCGAACCCAGGAAATCGCTGGGGCAGGTGACACGGTTGGGTTATTATAAGGGCCGCAAGACCATCGCGGGTGATGTGAACGCAGAGTTTATTTATAATGGACTCGAGATGTTCCTGTACAACGCGATGGGGTCAGTGTCCACCTCATCGGCCTCGCCGAACTACCAGCATACGTACCGTATCGCAGATCCGCTACCGGCAGGGATGTCGATGGAATGCGAGAAAGACGCCGGTTATTTCGTGTTCGAGGGTTGCATGGTCAATACCATGACATTCAACATGACCGACCTCGAGATCCTGCAGGCCGTATTCTCGTTCATCGGAGAGGACCAGGCGAGTTATTCCAGTGCGGCGGGTACAGCATCGGATTTCTTCACGGATGATGCAGTCAAGCCCTGGACTTCGGTCGGTAACGTGTTTACGGCCACGCTGGATGGTGCAGCCGTGACAGGCGGTATCCGGGAAGCATCGATAACACTCAATAACAGTTTGAGTGGTGACCGCCCGAATCTCGGATCACGGACCATCCAGCAACCGGTCCGTAACTCATGGGTCGAAGTTACGGGTTCGTTCACGACTGATTTCCGTAATGAATCGATCGCGGAATGGTATACCGATTTCGTAAATGGTACGGCGGTAGCGATGGTGTTCAAATATCAGAAGGACGCGAACACATCAATCGAGATCGATGTTCCGGTGGCGTACTACACGGGTGAAACCCCGAAGGTGGGTGGCCCGGACGTGGTATCAGCCACATTACCGTTCATCGGTGCGTATGATTCCACTTCAACAGCGTTACAGGTGGTGCTCAAGAACCAGGCCGCTAACGGCACATCAGGATGGTAAGGAGGTTTTATGTTGGACAATGGGGTCACACCCGCATCGGAGTTCAGGAAGGCCGCACGTAAGATTATCGGTCCTTTGCCGGTAAGTAAAGGTTACGTCGAGATCAGGAAGGTCCGGGCGTATGACCTGCTGAGTACGGGCCAGTTATTCGCGTCACTGGAAGGCATCGAAGACGAGAAAATAGCCCGTGAACAGATCGAAAAGAAGATCTCGCAATCTGACCAGCTGATAACGATCGCACAGTATTTCGAGATCGTCAAGAAGGGCATGACCAACCCGCGGATGGTTATAGATGACGGCGAAGACCTGGCAGATGACGAAATCTATCGCGCCGACCTCGAAGATGATGACTTGATCTATATCGGTGATCAGGTGATGCAATTCAGCGGATATGGAGGTACGGCCGAAGCCGCACCCTTTTCTGAAGAACAGGGAGCAGGTGACATTGCTGCATCTCATGGCAAAGGAGTACGGGCTGCGGCCAAGCGCGCTGTTGAAAAGTGACCTCAACGATCTGGAACTCGACATCGCGATCTATAATATCGGCGTGTCGGAACTCAACAAGGCACAGGACGAGGCGATAAAAAAGGCCGAACATGACGCACAACACAAACACGGAAGGAGATAGGGATAAATGCCAACAGCAAACGAACGCAAGACATTGAAATCGGACACGATCACGACCTCGGGGTTGAGTGATGTGGTCGATACGAACGGATGGTATCGCGCGATCGTGTTCTGGAACGTAACGAACGGATCGAGTTCGAGCACCCGCACGGTATCGTGTCAGGTATATACCAGCACCGCGAGCGGTACAAGCGACATGAACGATTGGGTATCAATCAACCCGGAAGACGGCGCATTTACGGTTGTCGGCGGTACAGGTCACGCGACCGCATTTCCGAAAGCGCAGGTGGGCCGGTTCGAGAATTTCGCGCGGTATCTGGTCGCGAGTTATTCTACCGGCGGCGGTGCGGGCACCTGGTCATTCGATAACATAGCGGAGATGAAGGGCGTCAACTGATATGCCACGAAATACGGTTGAAGTACTCATAAGGGCGCGGGACCAGGTAACCGCGAACACCGACAAGGCCAAGAAAAGCCTTGAAGGGTTCGGTGCGACATCAACACGGGTCGCGGGCATGGTCGTCAAGGCGGGCGCTGTTATGTCGGCGGCATTGGGTGCCGCAGCGGTCGCTATCGGTGTCAAGTCGATCAAGGCAGCAAGCGATCTCGAAGAAGTGGCCTCGAAGTATCGGGTCGTATTCCGTGGTGTCGAGGATGTCAGCCAGAAAACACTCGATCAACTGACCAAAGGTTACGGATTCGCACGTAAGTCGGCGATGGAATGGCTCGCGTCGATACAGGACACGCTCGTACCGATGGGGTTGGCACGTAAGGAAGCGGCGGGCCTGTCCGGCGAGATCGTTAAACTATCGATCGATATGGGATCATTCAACAATATCCCGACTGCGGAGGTCATGCGCGATATCCAGTCGGCGCTTGTCGGCAACCATGAGACAGTCCGTAAGTACGGGGTTGTGATTACAGAGGCCGCCCTGAAGCAGCAGGCCATGACAGAAGGGATCAACAAGTCCTGGAACGAGATGACAGCAGCCGAGAAAGTGATGTTACGGTACAAGATCATCCTCGATAACACGGCTGACGCACAGGGCGATTTCGCGCGTACTCAGGATAGTTGGGCGAACAAAACAAAGATACTACAAGAACAACTTACCGAACTATACACGGTTATCGGTTCATCCCTTGTTGATTCACTCGATGATTATCTTCCGAAACTTGCGGAAGTAATTGAAAAGACCCGGAAATGGTTTGAGGAAAATGATAAGGTTATCGAGCAAGGACTATCAGAATTTATAGATTCTGTTGGGACAGCCACAACAAAGGTCGGGAACCTTACAGAAGCATTAATAAAATTGGAGACTCGGCTTAATGTTGTTGGCGGATTACTTGAAACAATATGGGCTGCACCAAAGGCCACACTCGGATTGTTTGGGGATACACTTGACGGGGTCAACTGGTTACTTGAACAAGGTATCGACATATATGACGATGTAAAGGAGAAAGTAGACGACCTAAAAGATTTTGTTTTGGGAGCAGACCAAACCTTCAACAATTTCAATGATACGCTCGACCCATATTTTTCGCTTCTTGGCGATTACGGGTCTGGTATCACCTATGATGTGACGGAACCAACGGATAAAGCCACGGCCGCACTCCGTGAATTTGTCGCGCAATGGAATATCGCAAGTGAAGCAAGAGGCGGTATCCGTGGCGGTGGCGGTATGATTGAACCGACCCTGCCGGGCGAGGAAGAAGCGCCGCGACTCGGGTTATTTATCGAACAGGCGGTTGAAGATGCGGACGAAATCCTGGCATCCGCCGAACGATGGGGTGATGTCATCTCCAACAATGCTACCATGCTCACTACAGGCATGGTCAATGCCGTGTTCCAGGGCCGCAAACTCGAAGATGTGATGAAACAGGTCGGGCAGGCGATACTGGTCCAGATCGTCGGAGCGTTGACTACAGCGATAGCAAA